CTGAATGAACAGATCGCCGTTCTTCATGGTAGAAGGAGCAGACTCGCCGATGTGAACAGAGTGAACGCCATCAACAGCCGCCTTGACAGCCGCCTCGGTTGCTACAGTGTTCGCATTAGGAGTACCAGCGAGTGCAGCGCCGCCGACCTTCTTGCCTGACATCTTGATACCACCATCAGCGGTCACAGTAACGATCTCGTCCTTGTTGTCCTCGGAAGCGCCCTCGAACTTCTGCAGATAGTTGGTAAGGTCGATAGAAGTATCATCAAGGCGTACGACCTTCGGCACGCCCTTCTCCTCGACCTTCTTGTACATATCATAGTAGCCGGTGCCCTCATTCATGTAGAGGTAGATGGTGGTATCGTTTGCCTCCTCGGGGCTGGGGATCTCGCTTACGATCTCCATCTTGGTAAGCCCGGCATTGGCAATCTGCTGCTCGACCTCGGAAACAGTAGGCAGCGCGTCAATGTCGCTGGAAATTCCGGTCAGTACGGTTGCAAGGTCGGTCTTAGTGCCGTTGCCGAGGGTCACCTCGATGTTCGCCGCTCTGAACCAAAGGTCCTTAAGTTCGTCGTTAACCTTGATCTGGGAAAGAATTGCCTTAACGTTAGTAGCCATAATATTAGCCCTCCTCAATAATCATGTCACCGTTAATCGTTCCGCTAACGGTTCTTTTCATGTTGTCTGCGTCATATTGGTTGTTGTTCAGAATAAGCGTGACGTCCGCCGTTCCCGTGTACGTTTTTGCTGTAAGTGTTACCTCCTGGTCTGTCCCGCCTCCCCCACCCGACTCATCACCAAACCCGTAGGTTGGCTTGTTCGGATCGCGGTCGTAGACCTTAACCTTGACAGCTGTGAGCATCTGTGACTTTACCTTGTCAAACTCCGACTTGGGGACATACACGGAAGGGCTTACTATAACCGCAATGTTGTTTGTGCGGCTGATACCGATCGTAATAGCAAGTTCGATCATAAACTGCGGGAAATCGTCGTAAGCCGGGATCTCTTCGCCGATATCGTCCTGCAGGATTCCGAGCATTACTTCATCGTCGTGCTCGGACTTTGCAAACAGTCCAATCTGCTTCATTCTGCTTGTTTCAGTCATGCCGTCGTTGCGGATCTGAATAAGTATCTCAGTTCCGTTCTTACTGGGCACTTCCTGCTTGCCTACGATCAGCGCAGGAGCAGAAAGGGGCGAAAAGACCGCCGTCTGCATAGGGAGTTGACTCTCGTTAACAGTAGTGTCACCGATCACGACGCGCGTAAAGATGAGCTTACTGCCATTTAGCATTTTAGACAGCAGCTCTTCTCCGACTTTCGTCATGATCACCTGATTCCAGCTCATACCAATACCTCCTCTCAAAGAATTACAAAACGCAGAGGACCTGCGTTGTTGCCGAATTTGTTAGTCTGGCTTTCAAATCCAGGCTCTATAAGCCGCATACTGTACCGCTTTGTCAGCGCACTCACCGCAAAGCCAATACCCGCCGCTCCTGACGTCCCACAGGGGGGACCGCATTCGTATCTGAAAGAAAACGGAATTTTCTTTAACCGTGCGGTCAGTGATATCCCGACATTACTTATCCCATCGGTGCTGTAGATATCCTCGGTTTCGGATATCAGTTCCATGCCGATGCGCTTTTTTATCGACGCTATCTGCGCGCCGAACACGGCGTCTATCTCCTTTTCAGGAATGAGGACAAACTTCACATCGTCCATCACCGAACGCAGGTTCTTGGCGTACTGTATCTTGAGGTATAGCGTTTTCAACCCAGACCCGTTTGAGCCATAGACCTTGACCTGAAAATGGAACGGTTCGCCGCCGTATTCAAACCACTCCTTGACCTCAGCGGAATTGTACATACTGCGCAAGGCTGCTTCCACGGCATACTTGGTGCCCTTATATTTGTGGACGAGCATACACTCCTTGACCGCTTGCCGCTTATTCCAGATAGGCGCGTCGATCTCATACCACTGTATCTTGAGATCAGCGGCAAGAATATCAAGCACCTTTTCCGGAAGCTCGTCCACCCTCGGAAAGATAGCGGCATACTCGGATTGAGCCACCGTCTTGATAAGCTCACTTGCGACAGCGTCAGCAAGTTTGACCTTGTCCGTGTCGCGCGTAAGCGAATACGGAAAAGCGGCAAGTAGCGCGTCCTTTTCTGTGATCAGCTTACTCATCTTCATATCCTCCGTTCGTTATCACGGATTTCGCAAGGTCGGTATGCGCTACCTGCGGGGTAAGGCGGTCGGAACCGTCACGAAGCGAAACGAACACTGGCGACTTGATATCAACACGCTTTGCACCAGTATCCTTAAGCAGCCACATGAGCCGTGACGGATTTATATCCCGGCCGATTTTCCTGCACTGCCACTCCACATATTCCTCAATTGCGCTGCGTATTGCCGCTTCGATCTCCGCCGCCGACTTCTCGGAATTGCGGTCGATGTAATAAGTAAGATCTACGCTGAACTCAACGACAAGCGGGTCGAGGACCTCAACAACGTCTGTAAGCGGTCTGACCTTATCGTCATTGCAGGCGGCAAGTATAGCGCTCTTTGTCCCATCATGGGCGATTTCTCCGTTAGTCATTATCGCGAATATATTAACATATCCCGGCTTGTCCTTGGGATTTATCGCACACACGTCCGCTATGCTCGTAGATACCGCCTTTGCGTGGTACTCATAGGCTCCCTTCGGGCCGGCGGTGCTGAATGCCTCCAGACCCGCTCTCATAAGCTCATAGTATTCATCGTCGGTCGCGCGTTCAGCGCCGCTGTGGGACGTTTCCACATTTGCGCAAGATGAAAAATACATCACATTATCGACGTCCACAAGCGTATTTATCTGCCCGGGCGCGTAGCCGTTACCGACTTCGCCCTCCGTTTCGCAGACAATCGGGACATCGACCGTGACCTCCCCGATATCTACCGCCGTATCCTCTGTGACAGTCCACATGAGCGCCCCGCTGCTGTCAGTGACCCTTGTACCCTTGGGTATCGGTATCGCCGTTTCCTGCGGCGCTGACAGCGTAAAGCGCACCACACATTCCGCCGGCTTTGCTTCCGGCCTTGTCACATTGTATATCATCTCTCCGAGTGCGTCGAGGTTTTCACCCGCCGCCCGGGACGGCAGGTTCTGATTTGCCGCATAATTCACAATTATGCGCTGCTGTATGATTATCCCGGCGACCCACTGAATGAACAGTTTATCAGGGTCTGACGGCAGCAGCGTGTGTCCTGTGAGTTCCTCATACTTGGCGGTAAGGTCTGCAACCACTTCCGCACTGTCTGTCGAAACAAACTGATAATCAGTCGCTCTGCTCATCTGCTATGCTCACCTCCACCGTTAATGCCATTGTGCCGTCTGCTGATTTTTCAAAGTACACATCGTCCAGCTTTGCACGCGGCTCAAATTCTTCAAGCGCGTCCGATATCTCCACGAACGCGATTGTTTCCGCAGCGTCAATCGGCTTGTCCACGAACTCCATAGGCAAGCCGAATTCCCTATGCATGGGTACCGTTCCGCGCCTGGTATTCAGCAGGAGCGCGATATTCTGCAGTACGGAAAGCAGTTCGCTGTCCTCCTGCATGGAAAGCGAGTAACCATCAGCGGCGCTTACCTTGTATGACATTTCACCGCCCCCCTACTTGTTGTATTCTTTGAGTGTTATCGCTACCCCAGCGGTTATAAGCTCCGATTTTTTACCGTAGATTTCCTCGGTAACGTTAAGTTTCGTAATCACCCAGCGATAGTTGCCTATCACCCTCTTGCCGATCACGAATTTAAGCGTTTTGCCGGTCTTTTTGTACTTTTTCAGCTTATCCAGTTCCTCAGCGACTTTAACGCCAAGAATCTGCGAAAGCGTCATGTTAAAAGAAACTGTATCCGCGTCATTTCCCGTGAACTCAATGATCTCATTCCCGCCATGCCGCTTGTGACTTCCGTAAGACGCGGAACTGCTTATTTTCAAGCCCGAAAAAGTTTCAACTTTGTTTGTTGAAACTGTGAAAACAACTTTCCCAAGACTGCCGACTTTCATGTCAAACCTCCCATGATAATGCCGTCGCCGTTGAATTCATCGTTGTATTCGCACACCACGGTCTGACCGATGAACGGCAGCCAGCCGTATATCTTCATCGCTATTTCGTGCGTGTGTACGTGCCCGCCTGCACATTCGATGTCGGGCGACTTCCCGCTGATCTCATCAGGGTGGCTCTTGGTGTATTCCGCGCCGCTGTTCAGCTCCCTGTCGGCTGACGCGTGTTTCTCGCTAATAGTCCACGCTTTTCCGTCCGATTTCAGCGCCAACGTAACGAACGAAGAATGATCAAGAACAGGCAGCCAGTCCGAAACGATGTCCACATCGGGAAACCTGACCCTTGCCATTCTCTTTTTAACGTCCACAACAGTGACTGTTCCAATTCTAAACATCGTCAACCTCCGTAAAGTATCTGATTTACCCGCGCCTGCACCTGCTCATAGCTGTGTCCTGCGGCTTCAAGCAGTTCCTTGCGCTTGGGATATACGTCCCATTCGCCCCGGATCACCTGCATAGCCAGCTCCTGTATCTCATCGCTGCTGTCCGTCTTGCCGCCGCTCGTGCTCTCGCTTTCCGAAAGGCACTTTCTCAGGGTGACCTGCGTAGTATAGCCGCTCGAAGATATGCTGTGTTTAGCGGTCTTGACGATGTACTTACCATCGCCAAACCCGAAATCACAAAGTTCCACCGTGTTTCCTGCGGCAAGCCTGGGATCGCCGGGGAACGTAAACGTTCCGGTGATCTCAAATTTGTTGTGCAGACGGAGCAGCTTGTGTGCGAGTTCCTGTGCCTCTGCCTTGCTTGATACGCGCTGACACACCTGCAAGCATTGCTGATCGTCGCTGTTCTCGTTGTAGTTCTCAGCATACTCGGTCGCAGAAATGACCGCGCCGCTCGTAGTGGTGCAGTACACCCGGCATGAGGTGTAGCAGTTGTTCGTGCCGGTGGACAGCTTGTACTTGGTGTAGCCGCCCTCCTCGCCGAATTTTATCTTTCTGACCGCCTTTTTTCCCTCGTAAGCCGCCTGGTCGAACACCACAAAGATATTGTTGGTGGCTTTCAGGGAGCAGCCGGCATGGTGGCACAACTTCTGCAGAAAAGCAATATCAGAGGTCTGATACTGCTCCACGCGGGAATACCTCGGATTGAACTCGCTTTCAAAAAGCACTCCCATTCCGTTCTGCCGCGCTATCTGACCTGCTATCTCTGAAAGTGTGATGTTCTCCCACGACTTGGATTTCAGCGTCTGCCGCACGGTATTGCTGAACGAAAGCGATGTTGCCTTGATGGTGACGGTCGCCGGCGGGCCCTGTGCATCTATGCTGTCCAGCTCGAACTGACCGCAGTCAAGCACTGCGTCCTTGCCGTCGTTGTTCCTGTTTCGGAGTACAATGACGGCGGATATCTTAAGCCCCTTACCAGTCTGAATCTGCGTGTTAGCCGTGCTGCCAGACTTCTTGGAGCTTGAACTTTTTGTGGAGCTTGAAGAACTCGAAGAGGACGAAGAACCGCCCCCGCCGACGGATTTAAGATTGGTACCCTTTATGTATCCATTCTTGCCGGAATAGGTGATTTTCGCCCAGCTCGAATAAAATCCGTTAACCTCAACGATAGTGCCGTAAGGGAGCTTGCCGATCACCTTGTATTTCTCGCCTGCTCCCTTGCGAATATTTACGCCCGTTGAGGCGGTCACTCTGTATCTCGGTTTATCGGTACCCCCGCTGGCCGAGGAACTCGAACCTGAAGACGTTGATGTCTTTGTGCTGCCCTCCGGCGCGGCGGATATCACCGAACCGCCCAGCGCACCGCCATCAATTATGCTGTTCAGCCATTTCCGCAGCCATTTGCCGTCACGGTCGCAGACCTTTATCTGCAGGTCGTCAGCCTCGTCCTCTTCGTTGTCCGTGTATGTGAAAGAAAGCCAGTCCTTATTCACATACACGGATATGTCCACGCCGTTAAGAACTACCTGCGTTTCAGCGCGGCGCGCAAGGTGCTTGTCACTCATCCGCTCGCCTTCTTCCACGGCGGCAGGTCGTCCGCCGTTATTCTGTCCTCAACATCCGGGACATCGAGGATAACGCCCTCCGAAAAGATGTAAATGTATCGGTATTCAGGGTTGGCATTGATAAGCACGTCCGTGAATTTCACATCTCCGTACACCTGGTGGGATATGCTGTCCCACATATCCCCCTGCTTTGTCGTGTATGTGCTCATGCGTACACACTCCTTTGCCTGTCTATTCCCGCTTCCTCAAGCGCGTCCCGAACCATATCAACAAGCCGCTCGGACATCTCCTGCAGCTTTTCCTCGGTCATATCGCTAACTTCTCCGTTCACGACAAACTGGGGCGCTATGGTGATCTGCGCGCCCGAGCCGCCGGAAAGCAGCACCCTGGTGTTATCCGCGTCAACGACTCTTTCACCGCCGCGCATAGCCACAAGTTCCGGTCCTTCCTCGCCTACAAGGGCAATGCCATTTTCTGCGTAGTCAGTACCGCTTGCATAAGCGTTCTCAATATCATGGAAACCGCGCACGCTTCCCTCATACGCCTTGTCAGAAGCGCTCGCCCCTGCCAGGGCCTGTGCAGCGGCCGCCGCAACAATATCCGCCGCTGTGGTGACCGAGCCTTTCCCGGCAAGGATAGCGTCAGCATAAGCCTGTATCGTAGCTTTTGCCGCTTCTTCTGCCTGGTCGCTCAGTTTCATATCCTCAACGGCTTTTTCCATGTCGTCAACGATACCGTCCATTGTATCATCAATATCGACTTTGTATTCGGCAAGCGATTTCGAAACCTCTTCCTGCGCCTTTTTCTGCTCCTCAAAGTTCGTGACCATGGTTTTCAGTTCTTCATCGGTCGCGTCAGCCATGCCGGCGATGACGTTCACCGAATCAGAAGAACCGTCCGCAAATGAGGCGATCACATCTCCCAAGCCCTCAATGTCGCCAGTCCTCTTGGATAGCGACTCAAGGTTATAGTTGTAATTGTCCCAGTATTCTGTCTGCGAAGAAAGCGCGTCATTGATAGTCTGAATGCTTGTCGGTAGAGTTTCCTCAGCATTTGTCCAAAGGTTGTATTGGCCATTTACACTGTCGTAAGCCGCCTGATATGCATCGTTGTAAGCCTGCAAAAGCTCGGTTGTCTGGTCGGTGACGTCGTTTACCGCTATGGATACCGCGTCATATTCGGAAACCATCTGCTCAGAAGCACCGGAAATTACATCGCTGTATTCTATGCCGACGCTTTCGCACTCAGCAATAGCCGCGTTGACCTCTGCCAAATCAGAAAGAACCTTGCTTCGTTCTTCTGATGCCTTGTTAAGATCCTGTGTATAGTCACTCTTTCCGAAGATGTTTCCGAGAAACGAGTAATCAAGAGTATTCTCAACGAAACTCTTTTCTCTGAAATAAGCCTGATTATAAGCAATCTCGGCTTTTTCAGCCTGCTCCTGCAGTTGCTGCTGCTTGATAGTCAGTTCTGCAATATTATCTTGTGCCGCTTTGTACTTTGCCTGTATGCTATCCGAACCAGCAGCCCTGTCAATAGCAGCGGAAAGACCATCAAGCTTGCTAGTCACGTTCTCAACATTAATGTCGAGCGAGGGATACAGCTCGTTTAGTTTTTCAAGAGTCGGCTGCATAAGCGCTTCTTTATGCCGCCAGTATTTGTGCCTGCTCCTGCTGATCAGCAATTGAATTGGTTCCCTCATGGTACGAGGAAAGCAGGTCAGATGTGGAGTCATGCAGAGAATCTATCTCCGAATACAGTTCCGAGACGGAAAATGACTGCTGCTCAATAGCGGCAGTTGCCTCGTCAAGGTCATATTTCAGAGCGCGTGCCTGGTCTGAGGTTTCGCCGTATGTATCGCAGGCGGTCTGATAGTCGCTGTTAAGCTGTTCGACCCTGTCATGCTGTTCCTGCGAAGCTGTTGTCAGTGTCAGCGTTTCAAGCCTTGCCGCTTTCGTTGCCTCAGAGTAACCGATGATTCCTGCCGTAAGTGCAACGACCGAAACCGCAATGATTCCCGCTGGATTAGCGAGCATTGCCGCATTCAGCTTCATTTGTGCGCCGGCGGCGGCAAACTGTGCCGCCACGTTCTTTGAAAGGTTGATATTCAGCAGCATGAGCAAGCCGTTCTCGCTTGCCTTTATGCCGATTCCAGCCGCCGAAAGAGCGTTAGAAATCTTTTTCACCGCCGTGAATGCCGTGTAGCCTGCAACAACAACGCCGATCTCCGCGCCGACTGCCATGATAGACTTGACAACAGCGGGGTTTTCCTCACAGAATTCATTTATGCCGGTCATGATCTGTGTGCCTGTCTGAGTAAGCCTGCGGAGCTCATCTTCATACAGACTGCCGACAGTCATCTTAAGACCGTCGGTGGCAGAATCAAGCAGCGTAACATCGCCCTGCAGGTTGTCAAGCTTGGTGTCAGCCATCTTCTGTGCAGCGCCGGAACAGTTGTTTATCTTCTCGGTAAGGGACTGGAAGTCCTCGTCCGAGGCGTTGATCATTGCAAGCAGACCGTTGTATCCACGCTGTCCGGCAATCGCCATAGCGTTCTGGACACGCTCTGCCTCGGTCATCTGCTCAAAGTAGCCGCGAAGTTCGATTATGGCATCGGAGAACTCGTCAATAGTGCCGTCAGCATTTACCGCAGAGTATTCGATTTCTCCGAATGCATCAGCTGTGAGGGTCGCACCGTTGAGCAAGCCGTTAAATGTGTTCTTCAGCGCGGTACCTGCAACAGAACCCTTAACGCCCGCATTAGCCATAAGACCAACGCCGACCGCCATATCTTCAATACTGTATCCGAGCGCCCCGGCTATCGCGCCCGCACCAGAAAAGGTTTCGCCCATGGTGGCAACGTTGGTGTTGGAGTTCGTAGCGGCCGCTGCAAGCACATCAGCAAAGTGCGCGGTGTCCTTTGCAGTTAGCCCGAACGCGGTCAGGTTATCCGTGACGATATCCGATACAAGCGCAAGGTCTTCACCGGAAGCGGCGGCAAGGTTTATCATGCCGTTCATACCGGAAAGCATCTCGTTCGCATCCCAGCCTGCCATACCCATGTAGGTCATAGCCTCTGCCGACTGGTTTGCAGTAAACGAGGTCTGCGCACCGAGTTCCTTTGCTTTGGCGGTCAGTTCCTGCATCTGGACTGCGTTCGCACCGGATAGAGCCTCGACAGTACTCATTGTGCTGCCGAACTCCATCGACACATCAATGCATTCCTGATATGCGTCCGCTATCTTCTTCAGCGCAGTGCCGATTCCCGCCGCCATCATAGCCGCCCCGACGGTTTCAAACGCCGTTGCGCCGGCGTCACCATATCTGGCGGCTTCCTCAGCAGCTCTTTCTTCCTGCTTGGTCAGTTCCTCGACCTGGGTTTTCAAGCGGTTGCTTTCACTTGTAAGCTGGTTGATATCAATGCCTGCCTCAGAGAGCTTCTGACCCATCTGCTGTAAGCGCTGATTTTTGTCCGCAATAGCCTGTTCGGTGTTCGCAATGCGGTTTTTCAGCTCGACTTCGCGCGCCGAAAGCTGCGCCTCCTGCACCGTAGTGTCCTCGGTGCTGTTTTTCAGCTTTGCAAGTCCGCTCTGAGTGATTTCGAGCTGCTTTTCATATGTATTAAGCTGCTTGGTAGACCGTTCAATGCCTGCCTGCTGTTTCTGATAGGCGCTGATATCGCTTTGCTGCTTATTCAGCGTCTGTATCTCCTTCTGAGTTTTATCAAGTATCTTCTGGGCGGAGTTGAACGTTCCCTTGAAGTTCTCACCCAGCCGCGCGCCGAGTTTGAACAACATTTCATACTGCTTGCTTGCCATTCAACCCTCACCCTTCCTTACTTCTTTTCCGACTCTTTCAGGACTTTATTGTGCGTAATAATCCACCGCTGTATTTCTTTAAGTGGCTGCCCCAGCCAAAATGGGATAGGTGCATATCCGTTTTGCGCCAAAATAAGGATATTGCGCCTTAGCGTCTCGACTGTGCAACACCGGACAAGAAAAAACGCGCTCTGTTCTTTATCCTCTCGAAATCGATGATGGAAATCTTGTTGAAAAAATCCCTGCCGACAGGCTTTGTACAAGCCTTGGCCGCCATAAGGATAAGATAATTTGCGTCGTTGATAGCGCCGTAGTACATGGTCTTCCCGCGGGATACAAGCTCTTCCTCAATGTTCAGAGCGTCCGCGCCGGTGAGCTTGTCAAAGTCAAATGCAAGCTCGGTTACCTCCTCACCGTTATACATAACGGTCTTGGTCAGGTGAAGTACATTCTCAACGCTGGTGTTTTCCATGGTAGCAAGCTCCTTTTCTACAAGCTCGTCCATGTTCTCGGTCTTTTCAAGGTCAACGTTTGTCTTTGCCATAATTCAAAATTCCTCCTCGAATAAAACGCCGCTCCCTGCGAAATGCAGGGAACAGCGATAGTAATTATCAGGACATACCCAGACACTTGCGGATCTCCGCCGCTCTGTCCTTGCCGGTGTGGTCGATGTAACGGAAATTCAGCGGGTCAAACTCGCAGAGTTTCTTGCCGTTCGCGTCTATTTCCGCATAGTAGTGTACCGCATATTCGCCGTTCACTGCGATAGGCGATGCGTTCTTGACCGTACCACCGGTCAGCTTTTTCGGAACAACGCGCATGATTATCTTCTTCTGCTTGGTTTCCAGTTCGCCGCCGCTGTAATTGTAGTGCTGGTCGGCACGCCACAGGGAAAGCGTATGGACACGTTCCTCGGCAAGAGCATACGCCGCCTCGTTTGCGTGATTGAACTTAAACGTTGTGGTCATAGCCTTGAGCTGAGCCATAACAGGTATCTCAATCTCACCGAGCACCCCCGCGCCGCTCACATTGAATACCATATTTTCAAAATCCGGAAGGTCTACCTCCGCAACTCCGTAAAACATCTTTTCGTCCTCATAGATGGCATAGGAGATTACTCCCTCGTCAACTCCATTAGGCATTTCGCAGTCCTCCTTTCTTAAGAACCGAGCGCGGCTTCAAGCATATCCACGCTGTACTGAACGTGCATATCTATCTGCTGTGCAGGAATAGGCGATGCCGCCTGACAGTCAAGACGGAACATTCCGTTCATGAGATTTGTGACAGGGTTCAGCTCACTTGTATATGCGATTTCGCCGCCGTAAAGCTTGCCCTCTGCTGTAAGGCCATTGAGCCATGCATTGAACGCATTGATGATAGCGTCACGCAGCGCGGGGGTCAGAGGCTTGTCGATGTACTGCCAGAATGTATTGATGAACGTGTTGCATATCCAGTCCTGCACTCTGTTGGTGCAGATGAACATCTTAGCTACATCGCTCGTCTTGGGATAGCAGCCCAGATAGTTGCCCCACAGGGTCCAGCCGCCATTGTTAAGTACGGTAACCACTCCGGCAGATACGCTGATAACGTCAGCCTGCGGAAGTGAAAGCGTTACCTCAGTGCCATCCGCGCAAACCGCGCCGGTGATGGATACGGACTTGTTGGACGGAGACTCATACGGGCAATCGGCATTGTCGGAATCCACCTTTGCGATAAGTCCGCACACGATAACGGAAATATTGAAAAGGTAATCGCCGCTCTTGACCATCGGCCAGCATACGATCATGTCCTCGGATACATAACCGTTGTCGGTCTTGTACTTAAGCACCTTGGAATAGTCGTTGACCGTCTTGGTGTTGATGTCCACGACCGCCTTGGCGCGGAACAGACCGTTGATACTCGGCGCTTTCGCCGCCATCACCGCCGCCACTGTCGGATCCGTTGACCAGCCGGGGGCGCATATAAGATCGGGAACAATGCCGACAACGCTGCGGCACATTTCAACTGTTTCCACAGCCATTTCAACGTCCTCAGCCGTGATGGTGGAAAGGTCTGCGACATCATAGCCTATCTTGAGCTTATCGGCGCTGTAGCTCGAAGAATCTGCCAGCAGCTCGATACACAGCGCATTGCCGCTGTAATATGCCTCGTAGTCGGTACCTTTTGTCAGCGCTGTTGACGCGCTTCCAGCCGTTACCTTAAGATCGTCGTTTATGATAGCGTCAGCGGTAAGCTCCACGATGTGGTCAGTTACCGTGAATTCCTCGACTGCAACAGCCTTCTTGTGCTTTGCCGGGTCGAAGATGTTGTAGAATATCGCCGGCGACATGCCCATGAGTTTATGGTATCCGTACATTGCCTGGCAGAGATTCCACTTGGGCGAACCGTCCGCGTTTCTCCACTCGGTGCTGTAGCCGCCGAGTTCCTCTGCCTCGCTGAATCCGGACGAAAGCTGGGGCTTGCCAGTGTAGCCCTTACCGCGATGGCAGGGCCATGCGCCGATGAAATAAGGAATACCGACCGCTGCGGTCTGCACCGCAACAACGCCAGTATCGTCCTTATATGTGTTTATGCCATGTTTTAAAGCCACGGTTTACTCCTCCTTGCCTGTGATTTTCCTGATAAGCGCGTCATACGGGATGTATATACCGCGCTTTTCCTTCAGGGCGCTTTTTGCCTTTGCAACGTTGCGGTCTGCGACAATAAGCCGCTCGATCTGCGGGTAATCCTTGAGCTTTTCGCCGAACGATTCAATAATTTCAGCCTTTGAGCCGAAATATATCCTGCCATTCGTGACAACTCCGCGTATCGAGGGACCTAAATAGACCCAGACCCTTGACTCTTCCACCGCGTTCTGCCCGCCATGCTCCGCCTGTTCCGGCTGTTCGGACGGTACTTCATCGCCGATGGTCTTTACCTCAGACACTTCCTCCGAAACGTCGGTTTTCCTTGCCAAAGAAATCAACCTCCCTCTGTATTGGTCTGATGTGAAATGTGCCTATCATTTCGCCTGCGTAGTAGGGCGCGGTATCATCGGGATAGACGACCGACTCAACTCCCTCCTGCTCGTCAAGCACGAATTCTTTTCCTATCTGCACCTGTTCAAGCAGCCGCTCCTGCACCCTGTCCATGAGGTTGAGGAGCATTACAGCACCGTCCTGCTCGTCCTGCGAGTACACGCAGAAGATAAAGCGCACCGCCGCCGTGTATTCGGGATTAGGATAGCCGTTCTCGCTCCGATGGTGCTTGCTGTCGATGAACTGAACGATGATATAC